ATCTACTTATTAGAAAGTGGTGAGATTGTAGACGAGAAGCCAACTTCATTTATTGAAGGTGAATCGGCTTACCTTGAAAAACGTGTTGTAGAAGACCCATATATTTGCGTGCATCATTACATTGGTGACATGGAGATTGAAGAAGATTACACAGAGCTTGAGTGTTCTTATATTCCTGTTATTCCTGTGTATGGGCAAACCTATTACCGCAGTGACAGGCGCATTGATTATAGAGGTGTTTCACAAATCCTTGAAGATGTGCAAAAGGGTAGAAACTTCTTTTATTCTAATGAGTTAGAGCAGGCCGCAACTGCACCAAAAGTGAAGTGGTTAATGGCTGAAGGCCAAGAAGAAGGCCACGAGACAACGTGGGCTAACGCTAACACAACTAACTTTCCTTATTTACTACACAAACAAACTGATACAGACGGCAGACCTGCACCACCTCCACAGCGTATTGATTCAAACGCCAACTTAGCCCCAATGATCCAAGCACAACAAGCACTCGATGAGTTAGCAGGTCGTGTGACTGGTATCTTTGACCCTATGCTTGGTGGTATGACGGGCAACGACTCAGGCTTTAGCCGTTCATTGGCTTTACAAGAAGGCGAGCTTAGCACACTACCATTCTATCATAACTTTGAGTTAAGTATTAAACAGACCACCCGTGTTTGTTTAGAGCTTCTTATCCGTGACCTTGGGCCACAAATGTATAAGTTTAGAGATGAAAACGGAGACGTTGAAGAGCGTGAGCTAGACTTTGGTGAGCTAGGTGTTAAGATGGAAGACCTTGATATTTCAACAAGCGCAGGCCCAATGTATGCAAACCAAAAGCAGGCTAGCTTGATAGCCTTAGAATCATTTGGTGCAAGCGACCCTGAGACTAAATTTATTATGCGTGATAAGATCATGGCCTTACAAGATTTTGATGGTGCTACAGAGCTTGCAGAACGATTCAAGAAAATGTTACCACCTGAGCTACAAGATCAAGACGCAGAGGCCCCTGACCCTGAAGCTATGCAAGCGTTACAAGCGCAAGAGCAAGCAATGGCAGAAATGGAGCAAGCGCATGAGGCGCAGAGTGCGAACTATATTAGACTTATCGAACAACTTCAAAACGAGTTGCAGTCAAGGGAACAAGACAACGCAACTAAAATTGCAGTTGAACAAATGAAGCAAGAAGCTGAGACAGCCCGTAACACACAGGACAACCTAACAGATATTGCAGAAGCAGAAATTAAGCAAGGGCAAGAGATCAACAAAGAAGAGATTAAACAGACAGGCGAAACGGAGAGAGCAGTAATTCAACAGATTGCAACTCCTGAGCGTGTTTCAATTGATTCAGAAATTGAGCCAACCCCTAACTTATCAAGCCCCGTCGTAGGTGGGGCACAACTCAACGAAGACTAAACTTCATTAAAAAATGTTATAGGCAACCTTGGAGGCCACAATGTCAGAAGAAATCCATGAAGAAATGGCAGAGATTCTAACCGAAGAAACACCGACAACCGAAACCGCAGAGTCGTCACCTGCAGAAGCTGAACAACCTGAAGAGGAAAAGCAAGAGGAATCCATTGAGGAGCGTCTTGAGAGAATCGAAAAGGAAAATGAAGCTTTAGCCCGTGGTCGTGAGTCAATGAAGAAACGCATTGATAAGATCACAGCACAAAAATATGATGTCGAGGGTAAGTACAAGCAAGAGCTTGAAACTTATCAGCAAAGGTTGAAAGAGTACACTGGTGAAGAACCTACACCACAGAGCGAACCTGTGCAGAACCAAGCCCCAACAAGGGAACAGCTAAAAGCTGAGATTAGGCACGAGGAAGAAGTTGAGAAACTTAAGGCAAACACAGAAGTAATGGGTCTTTTCCAACAGCGAGCAGAATCACAAAGCAATCCATTTGTTAACAATCCTTTGATTGACCAAGTGGTGCGAAACGTAGGCTTTCCGTTGGATATTGTCGAAACGATTTTAAAAGACGATGACTTATGTGATGACTTAAGTGGAACTGAAGACCCGTATCGAATCACTAAGCTTTTAACTAAAGCGCAGGTTCGGCATGAATTGGCAAACGCTTCACAAGAAGACGTCCCAAGTAAACCTAAACGCAATGCCAAAAAACCACCTGCTAAACCTAGTGGTGCAAGCGGTAACAGGGCTGATGTTAAAAACATGAGCCCTGAGCAGTACGCACTACAAAGGCGCAAGCGGTTATATGGCGTATAATTTAATGGAGGCCACAAATGGCTAATACAATTTTAACCCCTGATGAAATCACCAAAGATGCTGTTGCAGTACTACACGAACAGCTTCAACTTGTAAACAAAGTAGATCGTCAATATGACTCTAGCTTCGCAAAAGCTAACGCCAAGATTGGTGATACTTTAAGAATCCGTAAGCCTGCACAATTTTCTGTAGCTTCAGGCCCAACGCTTTCTAACCAAGACTTCACTGAAGAGCAAGTATCTTTGGCTGTTGCGACACAAAAGCACGTTGCAACTGAGTTCACAACAGATGAGTTGACGCTTGATTTAGATTCGTTTTCTTCTCGTGTTTCTGCTCCTGCTATGTCTCGTTTAGCGGCTGAGATTGAGACTGTAACTGCTGAAAATTTATACTCACAAATCGGAAACTATGTTTTCAATTCAGGTGGGTTAACTTGGAAGAACACAGTTCAAGCAAACGCTATCTTGACTCAAAACCTTGCACCAACTGATGCACGTTGTATGATGATTGACCCAATTTCACAAGTTGAAGTACTTGACAATGTAAAAGGCGTTTTTCAATCTGCTGAACAAATTAAGAAGCAGTATGAAAAAGGCATCATTGGCCGTACTGGTGGCTTTGATTGGTACCAAACAACTTACAACCCGTCACTGACAATTGGTTCTGATGTTGCAGGTACAGTGAATGACACTTATGTTGCAGGTGAAACAACTATCACTTTAGCGGCTATGGGTGCGACTCAAACAATCCCTAAAGGTGCTGTGATTACTATTGCAGGCGTAAACATGATTCAACCTGAGACTAAGAAAGCTTATGGCTCACTTAAGGGTATTCCTGTTTTAGCTGACGCTGTTTCTGATGGTGCAGGCGCAATCACAATCACAATCCCTGCTTTGTATGCTGCTGCAAGTGGTGGACTACAAAACGTTTCGGCCTTACCTGCAAACGGTGCTGCTGTAACAATTATTGGTGATGCTTCTACAACTCTTAGCACTTCTATGGCTTTCCATAAGAACTTCGCCACATTCGTTGGTGCTGATCTTTGGGTACCTAATGGTGTTAATATGGCTTCTAAGTCAACTTATGAAGGCGTAACACTTCGTATGGTTTCACAATACGATATTAACAACGATAAAGCCCCAGTGCGTTTTGATGTGATCTTCGGTTCACAAGTAATCCGTCCTGAGCTTGCTGTTAAGTTAATGGAACCTGCTTCATAATCTAAGGGGCTTGCTTCGGTGAGCCCCTATTTTTAAAGGTGTTACAAATGGAAAAGAAAAAAGAAAACAAGAAGAAGGCATCACCAAAAGCCCCTGAATTTATTTTATTTCCTCGTTTATGCTATGGCCCAAAGGGTGAAGTATTGACAATGGATCGAGATGAGTTTGAGAAAGCTAATGGTTTCACGCTTTTAAAGAAATAAATTATTAAGCCCTTCCTTATTGGGGGGCTTTTTTTCATAAGGTTTAAAAATGGCAACTACAAGAGATATTATATTAGACGCTTATATAACGTCGGGCATAAAGGGGCTTGCTCAAGATGTTGAGGGTGAGGAGTTAGCTTTTGCACTAAAGCAATTCCACAAGATTATTGACGATTTAAACACGCAGAACCTTTGGTCATATTCTTATGTAGAGCTTACGGGTAATCTCGTAGCAGGCCAAGACACATATACTATTGGGCCCACAGGTGACATAGTAGGCGCACGACCATTCGAGATTGAGTCATTTGCGGTTGTACAAGACAGGGCTTATCGTCCGTTGTCGGTGTTGGGTAATAAAGACTTTTTTAATTTACGCAGAACTGAAGACGTAGAGGGACAGCCTAACGTGTTCAGGTATCAACAAGATTACCCAAATGGGACTATTCAAGTTTACCCTGCTCCTTCGATTAATTATGAGTATAAAATACAGGCTCAACTATTGGTGACTGAGTACGGCATTAACGATGTAATATCATTGCCTGCAGGTTATGTTGGTTATTTAGAGTACGCACTGGCAGACAGATTAGCCAACTTGCAACGCTCACCAAATCCAATGTTAACAGAAGAAACACGCAAGAGATTGAGCAACATCAAGAACCAAAATAGAGACATGACACGCTTACGCACTTATGAGCTCCCTGCTTCACGTTCAAACCAAAGCTCATACAATATTTACACAGATCAAAACGGGTCGTTAATATGATACCATTTGCAGATCAATCAAACCAACACAGATCGAGAGACGAGGGCAGTTCATACCTTGACAACTTTTACAAAGAGAGCGTTGAGGGTGGTAAATATCCTTTTGTACTCATTGGCACACCTGTTACAGAGACATGGGCTAATTTAGGCACATTTGGACAATGTAGGGGCTTACACACGACAGCTAACGCTACTAATTCACCTTTTGGGGTGTATGGTAGCAAGCTTATTGAGATTATGAGCAATGGCACGGGAGTAGAAAGAGCCGACATTGGCAACCAAGGCTCCTTTGTGTCAATGGCTGACAATGGTTATTACTTAATGATTGCAGACGGCGTGAATTTATGGGCTTATAGCTTTGACACACAAGTATTGCAAGAAGTAACTTCTAGAGATTTCACAGCACCCTCCTTTGTCAAGTATTTAAAACAGCGTTTTGTGGCTATTAATGCAGACCCAACAAGATTGACAGGTGATGAGCAAGTGCCAAACTCTAATAAAATTTATTATTCTGAGGTAGGTCCAGACGGCTGTTTAACATGGCCAAACCTAAATTTTTTTAGCAGTGAGAGCACAGCAGACGCAAACACAGGAATGGCAATTGCAGGCAATGCGTTGTGGGTGTTTGGTACTCAATCTTATGAAGTGTACGGGTTACAAGCTGACCCAAATAACCCTTACACACCTATCGGTGGTGGTGCTTCTGAGCTTGGGTGTTCAGCTTCCTTTAGTGTTTCAACTATTGGTGGGCAAGTATTTTGGCTTGGCTCAAGTAGGTCGGGTAAGAATCAAGTATTTATGAGTAATGGCTACTCGCCAGTGCCTATCTCAACACATGCAATTGAGTTTCAGTTAGGGGAAGTTGACGATACCTCAGACGCTATTGGATGGACATATCAACAAGAAGGGCACATATTCTACGTGCTTACTTTGGTTGGTGGGAATAAGACATTTGTATATGATGTGACAGAGGGCGTGTGGCATAATAGAAGCACAAGACGCAAACTTGTTAATGTTGTAGATCGTTGGGCTCCTACTTTCTCTTGCTTTGCTTATGAGCGTGTGTTGGTGGGTTTTAACAACCAAGAGGGCGGTGATTCGCTTGTATTAGAGCTCAAGTTAGGCGGTGGCACAGATTGGGATGGTAGACCTGTTGTGAGAACTGCTCAAGGGGTGCACCTTTGGGACGATCTTAAACCTGTGCTCTATAAAGACCTAAAGGTTGACATACAAGTTGATGCTAAGCAAGAGGGCCAAGGCTCAGACCCTATCTTAATGATGGAATACTCAGACGATGCAGGCTACATATTTAACTCACAAAGGTTTGGTACAACAGGAAAGATTGGTAAGTATAAATGGCAGTGTAGCTATACCTTTTTAGGCTCTGCACGTTCACGAGTGTTTAAGCTTACTTTTTCTGACCCTAACCCAATTGTGATTCTTGGTGTTCGTGCTAAGTTGGAG